CGCCGCCTTCGCGTGCATGCCCCGCAGGTTCGCCCCGTCCATCATCGCCTGCACCTCCGGCGGCACCACGGTCCCCGGATCTGACGGCGGGTCCGGTGGCGCGTTCATGTCGCTCCATCCGGTATGCACGTCGGCGATGTGGTGAACCACCGCGTGCTGGCGTTCCTTGGCCAAAGCAAAGTCGGCGGCGGCCTTGGCCTGGGTCGCCGTGGTGTCCGCCTGCGCCTTGTCCTGGGCCATCTTCTGCACCGTCTGCTGCTGCTGCGCCCGCGCCTTCTGGCTCTCCTTCAACTGTTGCAGGATCTGATCCTTGTTCCGCAGGTTCGACGCCGCGATAAGGATCTCCGGCGGGATCAAACCCGGCTGCGTGCCGGCCAACTGGATGAGCACCTGGAACTGTTCGGCCTGAATGCTCGGGACATCGATCCCCTCTTCGATCGTAATGTCCACATCCATGTCCGTTATGTCGTTCTCGATCCGGATCACCTGAGTCAACCTTGGGTCACCCGGCACGATCTGCATTGCTTGCATCGCCTGTGCCCGCTGTTGCTCGGGCAGTTTGGCAAGCACATCCATCACGCGCACCGGCTGATTGATGCCGACGTATTTGGTGTTGCCCAGGTCATCGGTGACATGCACCCAGCGCCCCGCCGTCCAGTATTGCCGCGCCGCCATCCAGGCCACTTGGTAGACCGTCCGCGACCACATCCGCAGCGTGTCCGCGATCGGCTCGTGTGCCGCCGCGCCGCCGGCCTGTTGCGCGAGGATGGCGCGGCCGGACAACTCGCGCGGATCGGTGCCGGACATCGAGGCGTTCGGCCCGGACGCCTGCATCTCGGCGGTCGCGTGCTGCAGCAGCTTGAACTGCCCCTCGGCCAGGTCGGCGCCGTCGTTGATCTCAAACTTCATGCCGGGATTGATGACGACCAGCCCGTCCGGCCGGGCGACCTCGCGCCGTGCCTTGTCGATATCAGTGACCGCGCCGTCCTCCATGATGACCTGCTTGACGCTCAACAGGTGCAGCGCTTTGCTGCGCCGCTTGTTGATCTCGTCCTGCTCGGAGATCAGGTCGCGGACCATGCCGTAACGGTTATTTTCACGGTCAACGTGCGCGCTCGCGATGATCAGCCCCGACGTTGACGTGCCCTTGCTGTTCAGGAACGGCGACCGGCTCGGCTCGGCGAGGAAACCCACGCGGGTGTACGTCGCCACCCACCATTCGTTGCGCTCCTGCCAGTGGATTTGCACGATCCGCACCCGCTCGCGCTTGCTGTCACACCAGACCACTTCGTTCGGCCGGTCGCTGTAGGAACCGGTCTGCGTCGCGAAACTGTCGGTGATCAGGTCTTCGGCGTTGGGCCACGTTTCATAGGCCTGTTCCTTGTCCATCCACAGGACAAGCCCCTTGTAGCGCGCGTCGCTGAAGTCCAGCCGGCGCGAGTGCGGGTCCCAGAAGATGCGGTCAAACGGCACCTGTGTGATGGTGATGTTCGCGCCGCCCTGGCCGTCATCCTCCAGGCCCAGATCGCCGCCGCCGACGCCCTCGACCATCATGTTCTCGTAAACATCAGACCGGATCAGCGGAAAGTTGTTGTCGTCGGAGATGTAACGCAACGCCTGGGTCGCCGCGTCGGCCTTGTCCTCGTCGGCCGGGTTGCGCGCGAACGCCTTCGGGTCGGTGCGCGATTTGCGCTCCAGGCCGCACATCAGTTCGATTTTGCGGCTGCAATAATTGATCGTAACGTCCGGCTGGCCGCGTGCCTTCAGCACGTCCAGTTCGGCGCGTGTCCACTGGTTGCCGCATACGTAGTCCCGGTCCCGTTGCGACAGGCGGCGGCCATCAGAGGTCGCCGTCTCGCCGTCCTCGAACCACCGCACGAGCCGCGCGTGCAGATCGTCGAGATTGCGCGGGTAGCGGTCTGACGCGATGCCTGGGCCGCCCTTCGGCCGGGATGCCTCGGCGGCCTCCAGGTCTGTCGGCGGGTCGGGATAGAGGGCCTGGGACATCAGGTGGACACGACCGGCCGGATCACTTCGCGGATCGACCCCTCACGCGCGGCCGCCATGGCGTCGGCCAGCAACGAGCGCAGCCACTCACGCTCGATCTTGTAGCCCATGTCCTCGGCCGCCACCATCGCCGCGTCGGCCCACTTGTCCGGATCGTCGCGCACCGAACGCTGGAACTCCGCGCCGGACAATGTGCGAATGTCAGTCATTAATCCCCTCCGGCGGATGATACATCCGCCCAATTTGGCGCTTTTCCGCCAGTTATCAAGCGATCATCAGTCAGTCCCCTGATCTGTCCCCGTTTCATGCGGCTTGTCATCACGCCACCCTCCAGTCGCGCACTTCGTTGTCGTCTCGATTGAACGCCGCGTCCCAACTGTCGCGCGGCTTCTGCCGCTCCATATCGCGAACGTAAGGTCTGCTCATGAGCGCATAGCGTAACGAATCGGCGGCGTGATCTTCCGACTCCGTATCGATATCCTCGGCCCTGCTCGCATCGTGCTGCATCGCGGGTAACGTCCTGATCAGATCCCGACACGTCGAGAACAGCACCACCATCGGGTTACCGTCGCCATCGCCCACCAGCCGCGCGCGCACCTGATCCCAGCCGCCCATGGCACCTCGTTGCGGCACGCGCTTGTTGTCCGCCGGCCGGAACACGATGCGCGCCGCCTGGGTCATGCGCATGGCGATAGAGGGGCCGCCGTCCTCGGCGAAGATCGCGGGATCGGCAACGCCCACCATCATGCCGCTGGCGGGCTTCGGATCATCACGCTCACGCGCGCGTATACCCTCGGCCACCTGTTCCGCCGTCATGCGGAGGCCCACGTTCGGCTCGTTCGGCTTCATGCCATACCACTCGCGGTAACAGACGAGGCAGCCGCGCGCGATATCGGGAACCGATCCATCACTGACCGCCCACCAATGCACAGCGAACGGCCGCGCGCTGCCCCAGTCGAACGAGCGGAACCGCGCCCAGTGATCGGGGAGGGATCGAGGCATGATGATGTGCCGGTCGGCGCTGAACTCGGGGAAGAACGCCCCGGCGACCACGTTCCAGTCGCCCTCCAGCCACGCGCGGACCAACTCGGGCGAGCCGACAAGATGCAGACGATTGATGTAAGTGGGATCGTTCTGCAACAGGATACGATTATCCTGAATGCGAGACGGTATGTAGATGAAACGATGTTCCTCGCCGTTCGGCAACTTGCGGACGAGTGGAACCATACCGCGCGGCGCCGGGTCGATGTAACGGTGCTTGATCCACTGTTGCCCGACACCGCCGGGATTGGCGGTGAGGATCAGTTGCGCGGGAACGCCGCTCTTGGAACGCAACGCGCCGAACAGCATATCGATCGGCTTCGGGTCCTCGAAGTTACCCGCCTCCTCCACCGCGCAATCGCTGATCGATTGGCCCTGGTATTTGCTCGCGTCGGAGACATTCTCCAGCGGGCGAAACCGCACGCGGCCACCGCCCGGCATGCGGAACTGGCGCGGCTGCTCGCGCCACTCGGCGCCCAATGGGATGTAGATTTCCTTGGCGCGCTCGATCAGATCGTCAGCCTGCGGCATTTCCTTGCGGAAGAACACGCCATTGAAGCCGACGCCATAACGCTGCGCCTTGACCGCCCATTTCCCAAGGACGCCGTCCGTTTTACCTCCGCCGCGCGCTCCACCAAACAGGATCTCAGTATAAGGGCAGGTGACCAGCTTGTGCTGCTGCCCCGGCTGCGGCGCCCAGACGAGGCGGGCTGGCGCGTTATCGAGCGGCATGGCGAGTAGCCGGCTCAGGTTTCATCATCAGGTTTCGTAACGTTAAGCGCGGTCCATTGCTCGATCGTCAGCGGGGCTTCGGACAGCACGCGATGGATGTTCAGATCCGCCGTCAGGGTCAGCGAGTCCTGTTGACCGAGTAGTTGCTTACCAAGCCAGACCTGCATGGTCGCGTTGCCGTCTTCGGCATTCTTCCACTGGAACCGCCGCAACGTGGCACGACCCTTCGCCGCGCCCACTTCAAGCGCCATCTGAAGCGCCTCGTTTTTTGCCAGATGCCGATAGAACGCCGAGCGGGCGATCCCCAGGACTGATGCGATTTCGTCCTTCGAGCAGCCAATGGCGGCGCTGCGCTCGACGATACCGAGATCGATCACCGCGCCCGAGCCGGGGCCGGAGCGGCGGCCCATGTCACGCGGAGGGATGTCGGCGTCATCGAAGCCCTCAAGCGGCATTGGACAGTCCTCGCTCTGTTTGGACGTCAGCGAACGCGCGGCCGTCGGCTGCGAGCGTCGCGGTCTGGCCGGTGAACGCCTGCCAGCGCAGCACGGCGACATCGACGTATGTTGGAGATATTTCGATTGCGTGACACGCGCGGCCGGTCATCTCGGCGGCGATGATGGTGGTGCCGGAGCCGACGAACAGATCGACCAACACACCATCGAGCGGCGAATAATCCGAGATAAGTTGCTGGAGGACCGCAACAGGCTTCTCGGTTGGATGACTGCGTTTTGAGTCTTTATTGCGAGCGGTGAACCCGCTCCAAAGGTGGCGAATCATAAATCGTTTATGTTTTTTGCGGCTCCACAGCATCTCGAAATGGTTACCAACCAGTCCATCTGATGCTTCGGAACGCTTATCCCAGACGATCCATGAGCCGCCTGCCGGAATGCGGGAATAATACCAGTCCGCTCCCCACCAGAATTGCTCAGGGACATCCTCGAATGAGGCGATCAATGGGCGTGGATCAAAATCCACGTCGTCGCCCACAACTTTGGCGTAAGCCTTCGACCTGATCGCATTTTCAGGCATCTTCGTAAAGTCCGCGTCGAGGTTCATGCCATATGGCGGATCGGTCAACACCATTTGCGGCCGCACGCCGCCCAGCGCGGCCTCGCCCACCCCAGCGTCGGTGCAGTCCCCGCACGCCAGCCGATGCCGCCCGAGCGTCCACACATCGCCCAGGCGCGTCACCGGCTCCACCGGCGGCTCCGGCACGTCGTCGGGGTCGGTGAGGCCGTCCGTGCGATCGGCCAGGATGTCCTTGAGTTCCAGATCCGAGAACCCGATCAGACCGAGGTCGAAGCCCTCCAACCCCAGTTCGCCCAGTTCCAGCCGCAACAGTTCGTCATCCCACCCGGCGTTGAGCGCCAGTTTGTTGTCAGCGATGGCCAGGGCGCGCTTCTGAGCGGCGCTGAGGCCGGCCAGCGTGATGGTGGGCACCTCGGCCAGTCCCGCCGCGCGTGCCGCCTCCAGCCTGCCGTGGCCGGCGATGATGGCACGTCCCTCGTCGATCAGGATCGGGTTGGTCCAACCGAAGGCGCCGATCGAGCGGGCGATCTGCTGGATCTGTTCGGGGGAATGGGTGCGTGCGTTGCGCTCGGCGGGGACGAGTTCGGCCACGGACAGATAGGAAACTGCCAGTCTGGCTTTTAATCCATCCTCTATTGCTGCGGCGGCACGAGGTTTTCGCACGGTTCCCGCCAGTTTTTATGATGTGGTAACCAGCTACCACACCGGCTGCGTCGCGTGTCAATACCAGATACCGCGATATCAACGGCTTACACAGCGCGATACCCTGACGACGGGTTTAGGTAAGGTGGCGGTGTTAATCGGGTTTTTGGATGAAATCAGGTCTGAGCAGACCTGAAACGGGGCGAATCAGCCCCAGGAACGCGGCAAAATGTGTATTGGCCGCGCGTTCAAACGGACGTTTGCGGACGACCTTGAGGTTTGTAACGAGCGCCTCGCCCAGGCCAGAAAATAAATCGCATCTGTCTGCATTTTGTCATTGACGACGATATGCGGACACTGTATGGTGTCTTCATCAACAAGGAGACACGGACATGACCGACGCAATGAAGACCGCCATCCTCGCGGCATTCGCCACTTCCGACACGGGCCTGATCGCGGCGGCCTTCGGAGTGGCTCGAACGGATGTGGAACGGGTCATCTGGGAAGACGCGAAAAACAACCGCCCGATCCGCTGGACGAAGAAGGAAGTCACAGCCTGGTATGCCTGACCCTCCGGCGGGGCCTCGTGCCCCGCTCCCACCTTCATTTCAGCGGGAGACATACGATGGACGACGAGACGAGAGCCGCGTTCGCCACGCTCGAAGCGCACATGAACGGACGGTTTGATGCCCTGATGACGCGTATGAACGACCAGTTCGAGCGCGTGATTGACACGATG